TTTTGCGCAAAAAGCAATTACGAAAAGAAGTCGCGCCGACGAGATTGACGATCCGAGCGACGACACAACTGATGTTGAAGAGCTTCCTCAAATCGACGAACTAGATGTCGATATTGAAATCGAGGGCGGTTTTAGAGCATTCGACTTGGCATCTTTGGGGCAAGCGGGACAAAACGCTCAACCGAAGAGATTCAAGTCGAGGCGCGTAAGTGGGTTAGATGGCTTGTCGCCCACTAAATATGGAAGCCGCAAAAACTCGCAGGAAGATTAGATACGAGGACAAGCAGGACGTAATAGATAAGGTCATCGAGAAGCATAGATACATCTGGCAACTCAAAGCAGTTGCTTGGATGGATTACGATGACGTTGCTCAAATAATTCGCTTCCATATCTTTAAAAAGTGGAAGATGTGGAAACAAGATCGTCCGCTTGAGCCTTGGATTGCGCGAATCACTTCGAACCAAATCAAAAACCTGTTACGAAACAACTACTCGAACTATGTTCGTCCTTGTTTAAGCTGCGAACATAATCGCGGAAACGATCCGCCCGCTTGTTCGTTAACTCCGAGCGGAAAACAATGCGGCGAATGCCCGCTTTACAGAAAGTGGGAAAAAACTAAAAAGCAAGCTTACGACGTTAAGCTCGCCGTTTCTATCGAAAACCACTCTTCTTCGATTCAGTCACTGCAAGATGTTAATTTCGACATTAATGTCAGCGCGAAACGGCTTCACGAAGAGATGAAGCATCGGTTAGCTCCGAAGCAATACAAAGTTTACTCGCGCCTTTATATCGACGGAGCAGACGAAGAAAAGCTTGCCGCAGAGATGGGCTACAAGACGAACGAGAAAGGCAAGAAGGCTGGTTACAAGCAGATCAAGAATTTTAAAAAGATTTTTAGACAAGTCGCAGCGAAGATTCTTCAAAACGAGGACATTTTAAGTGACCAATTCTAAACAAAAAATCACGCTATCGGACGAAGATAAAGAAAAGATCAAAAAACTAGCAGCCGAGTTCCCCGATCTTAACACTATCACGCGCAAGTTTTTCGAGAACGACGATCTCGACGGTCGGTCGAAAGAGGGTATGGCGATCAGAGCGTTTCTCGCTTCTAGTAAGATTAGCTATAAGACTTCGAAGTACGAGAAAGTTGGCGACTTGCCGCTAACCGATGGGCAAAAAGAATTTATCCAACAGCAGGCGCAGCTCGGAACGTCGGCATTTAAAATTGCCGAACTCGTTTTTACTGACAAGGCAGTGTTTCCGATGGGAACCGAACACCGCACCGTTGCGAACTATATTCGCGACTCGGGATGCGAGAACAATGCGGACAACGACAATGCAACGTTCGTTAGATATCAAGTTCCGCGCTCAATCGAGCGAGTAGTTAACAAGATTAACGATGCTACGGGCGAGAAACTAGATAAAGATCGTCTTAGCCGCCATCACAAGATGTGTTGCGAAAAACTATCGATCAACTTGGGGAACTCGCGCTTCCAGAAGATTATCAACTGCTACACGTCTGCGGATGACCGCAATATTTTCGAGCAAGAGTTTATCCGCATGACTTGGGACAAGCCTGATCTCACGGCAGACGAGGTTAACTTGTACATGAATGTTTGCAAGGAAATCATTAATCTCGAAACAACGTCGCGCCACTTAGACAAGCTAAACAAGATGTTCGAAGAGACGCAAGAGCAGAACGAAATGAGCATTCGTTTGGCGGAAATCATTAAAGCAAAGAGCGGCGAGTATCATCAATGCGAAGGGCGCGTCGAGAGTCTTATTAAAAAACTACAAGGCGACCGTGCGGGACGCATATCGGCACGGCAAAAAGAAAATGCTTCGATCTTGTCCATCGTTCAACTGTTTCAAGACGAAGAAGAGCGCGCAAACATGATTAAAATTGCTGAAATGCAAAAGGCTCTTGTTTCGGACGAAGCGAATAAAATGGAAACGATGGTCGAATGGAAAGCAAGAATTTTAGGCATATCATTAGACGATGCAGTTTAAATGCTTAGAATGTAACAACGAATTCAATTCGGAACGATCGCTTCACGCTCACTTGAAGAAGCATCAGTTTACGCTAGCCGATTACTATCAAAAGTATTATCCGCGCAAAAACTTATTGACTGGGACGCTTTTACAGTTCAAGAGTTTAGACACTTACTTTTCGGAAGATTTTGAAAATCGCGAGCAGTTGTTGCGTTGGTGCGCGTTCGAGGAACCTGAAACGGTCAAAGAATACATTAAAAAACTACTTGAACGTCGAGTCAAGGAAAAAGAACTCAGGCACGCGCCGTGTCACTTAGAGATTGAGACGAGCACGCTGCCGTCGATTGATATCTATAAAAAGCTCTACGGATCGTATACTGCCGTGTGCAAAGAGATTGGCGTCGATCCGATCTTGAATAAACCGCTTCCGAAAGATTTTCATAAGGACTATTCAGAAACGACTATCTTTGTAGACACTCGCGAGCAGCAGCCGCTAAAGTTTAAAAATGAGCGCGAGGTTAAACTAGACTTCGGAGACTATACTGCGGGCGGCTCTTTCTATACGAAGACGTTCGTTGATCGCAAGTCCGAGTCGGACTTCAAGGGAACGCTCGTTGGCGAGAACTTGGAGCGTTTCAGACGCGAGCTTGAGCGGTGCAAAGAGATGGACAGCTTCTTGTTTGTTGTTGTCGAATCGAGCATCGACAAGATCGAGACGAACAATGCGTTCGCGCCGCACAAGTCGAACCTCAAATTCATTTATCACAATATGCGCCTCTTGCTGCAAGAGTTTGGCGGCTATTGTCAATTTGTTTTCAGCGGGAGCAGAAAGAACAGCGCAGTTATCGTGCCGAAGCTTTTAGCGATGGGGCCGAAACTTTGGAACGTAGATGTGCAATATTTTATCGACAAGGATATTTCATGGCTTGGATCGCAGGAAAACAAAAAAGAAAAAGCGTTTATCGCAAAGTAAACGAAGAAATTCTCGAAAAGAAGGGGTTCTTAGAAGAGAAGGACGCAAAGATTCTTCTCTATAAGTTCTTGCGTGCAAATATTTCATTCTCATCCGAGATCATTTGCGGCGTTAAGTTGTTTCCGTTTCAGCACATGGCGATCAAGACGATGTTCGAGACCGACTATTCGATGATGGTCTGGAGTCGCGGGCTTTCGAAGAGCTTCACTTGCGCCGTTTTCGCATCGCTCGACGCAATTTTAAATCAGGGCGTTCATATCGGAATCGTCAGCAAAACGTTTCGTCAGGCGAAAATGATTTTCCGCAAAATCGAAGAAATTGCCGAGAAGCCGAATGCCGTTTTCCTAAAACAGTGCATTACGAAAGTATCGAAAAGCTCTGACGAGTGGACAATGGAAATTGGTCGCAGCAAAATCACTTGTTTGCCGCTCGGCGATGGTGAAAAGCTGCGCGGTTTTCGTTTTCACCGCATGATGATCGACGAGTTCTTGCTGATGCCCGACCGTATTTTCAACGAAGTTATTATTCCGTTTCTTTCGGTCGTTCAGAACCCAACAGAACGCAAACAAGTTTACGATCTCGAAACGGAATTGATTAAGCGCGGCGAAATGAAAGAGGAAAATCGCTTCATTTGGCCAAACAACAAAATTATTGTTTTGTCCTCGGCGTCTTACCAGTTTGAGTATATGTACAAATTGTACAAGCAGTATGAAGCGCTTATCATGAACCCTGAAAAAGAGGGCAAAGCAACTGCTAGCCGCGCAATCTTGCATTTTTCTTACGACATTGCTCCTGAAGGGCTTTACGACGAGAGTTTGCTCGCGCAAGCGAAAGCGACAATGTCCGAGTCTCAGTTTATGCGCGAATTCGGCTCGCAATTCGTAGACGACTCTTCTGGTTATTTTAAATTAAGTAAAATGCACGAATGCACGATCAAAGTTGGCGAAGGTCAATGCGTTGAAGTGGCTGGAGACAAAGACGCCGAATATATCTTGAGCTTCGACCCTTCTTGGTCCGAGAACGAAGCGAGCGACGATTTCGCGATGAACATTATCAAGCTCGATAAACAAACGCGAAAAGGAATTCTCGTTCATAACTACGCTCTATCTGGAACGAATCTCAAAAAGCATATCGAGTATCTGCACTACTTGCTCGCGAGCTTTAACATAGTTGCGATGTGCGGCGACTATAACGGCGGCGTTCAGTTCATTAACGCTGCAAACGAGAGCGAGCTATTTAAAAATAATAAGATCGAGATCAAGATGTTCGAAGGTGACTTCGACACGCCCGAAACTTACCAAACGGAGCTACGCAAAGCTCGCGGAACGTACAACTTAGGCGAGCGCCGCATTTGTTACTTGCGCATTCCAACGAGCACTTGGATTCGGTACGGTAACGAGTTGCTGCAATCGAACTTCGATCACCGTAAGATCTTGTTTGCTGCCGAAGCGGTCGATAACGACTTTACGCGCCAAAAGTCAAAAACGATTCCAATCAAAAATTTGAAGTTTTATAGAGATCAAGAAGATCAAACAGTTGACGCCAAAATGGTCGATTTCGTTGACCACCAAGCCGATAT